TGGTATTGTTCCTTCTGTCTCTGCAGGTTATGGTTGGAACACTGTGAGTGGTACTACTAGTGCTGCTACCGATAGTCAGTCTTGGTTTGCTGGTTTGACTTGGGATGATGTGTTTGTTGATGGTAACTCTGCTGGCGTTGCTATCGGACAGGCACCTACTGGTGAAGATCTTGAAAAGGCAACGATGCTTGAGATTTTCTACAAGTATCAAGTGTCTGATAACATCAGTGTCACTCCTGCTATTATCTACGGAAGTGATAACCAGCGCCTTGCTGATAACTCCTCTAACTGGGGTGGTGTAATTCAGACGACTTTCCGTTTCTGATAGTTTAATAGGGGGTTGACAAAACCCCCTTTTTGTTGTATTCTGTGTAAGGAAAGGAAAAACTAATGAAAATTAATCTTTGGTTCTGTAAAGATATGAACCAATGGCGTTGGACTCTTGTTGATGATCATCGCCCAATCATTAAACAAGAATCTGGTCAAAGAGAAAATCTTCGTGATGCTATGAATGATGTGGCAAATACTGTAGAATACATGATGAGTCAAACTTGACTTTTATTGGGCGATTAACTCAGCGGTAGAGTGGCTGCCTTACAAGCAGTAAGTCATTGGTTCGAATCCGATATTGCCCACTTTATAAATACCTAAAAAATGGTATAATGGAAACACTATTTAAACTATTAAGTGATGCTCAAGCATCACTTTTTGTGTTATTTCATAAAACTTGGGTCTATCATTGGAATGTTGTTGGACAAGATTTTCAGCAACTTCATACTCTTTTTGGTGGTCAATATGAAACCATGTTTGAAGAGATAGATAGATTATCAGAACATATGAGATACTTAAATGTAAAACCTTTGAGTAGTTTAAATCGTGTTCTTGAGGTTTCTAAAATTAAAGAGGCATCAAGTTCTGCAAATGCTGAAGGTATGATTTCTGATCTTCTTCAATCAAATATTGATTTCTGTAATATGATGGGTAAAATATCTGAAGAAGCAGAAGATCAAAAATCATATGCTACCGCAAATCTAGTTCAAGATTTGATGGAGTCTCATGGCAAGTTTGTTTGGATGCTTCGTGCATTTTCGGACTCTGGAACAAAAAAAGTTCAAGAAGAAGTAGAAGAAGTTATTGAAGATCAAATAGAAGAAACAATAGAAGAATAATTTAAAATTATGGAAAATATAAGAATCAGATGCCGCTCCTGTGGTAAGGAGTTAGAAGGGCATCCTACGAAAACTGTGTCTTGTGGTTGTCCGAATATGGCAACTATTCGTGGAGGAGTTATTTCTGCAGTTGACTTATCACAGGTTGTTATGCTAAACTCTATGAATAACAAATCTAAAAAAAGTGTTCTTACCAACGAAGATATTGCCTGGCAAGAGGCAAGAAGACAACGTAAGGTAAGACGTTTAGATTTTGAAGTCCGTTGAGGACTTTTATTGGAAGCGTGGCAGAGTCCGGTTTATTGCGTTTGTCTTGAAAACAAATGAGGGTAAGACCTCCACTGGTTCGAATCCAGTCGCTTCCGTTACAAATATTACAAAATTTTAGATTTTTTTAATCTATATTTTCGTATCAACACATAGTTGACAGGTTGAAATTACTGATTAGACTAACTAGTAGTATTCAACTTAAAACCCTATGGATCAGCACACCTACGATAATTGGGTGAAGATCAAGGAGACATTCGAATCTTCTGGTAACATGGATAATATGTTCTATAAACGAGCAGTTGAAATTGTTAAAACGAGAAGAGATCCTCTTGCAAAGTTTCTTGGTGATGAAAAATGATGTATGAACAGGAAGAGTTTATTACACGCACAGAAGTCCAGGAGATGATTGATGCAGCAATACGACGACACAACCGTAATGCTTCTATCATTAGCATGTGCGTCGGTTGGGTGGTTCTTGCTTTATTTGCTGAAGGATTATTGAGGTTGATTGGAGTTATTCCACCATTACTTCCATTTCTTAAAATTACTCTTAATTAATCTTTTATATGGAAAAAGAAAATATAAGTAGCACAATATTTTCGGCAATGACTATTTTTGGTTTTATCGGATTATTCATTTATTGGGGTCTCACTCACGCATATCCACAATGATTTTTCATACCGTAGAAGCACTCGCAGCAAGTCCAGTTTGGTTGGGACTTTGTGGATTTGGTATAATTGTAGTTCCTATCATGGGAATTGCATATATACATAATAGAAGATAATTATTTAATTTAAATGCCAAATGTAAATTATACGATTGCTAGCGATGGTGGTAATCCTCTTCTTCAGGGATCTGGGTGGACTGGAACTATAGATGTTCCCAACCTAGCAGTTACTCCAATATCTGCTTTTCCAACATCTGTTAGTGGTGTTTCTGGGGGGTTAACAATAACTTTTACTCCACATGCAACAAATGGGTTTTATGTTTACCCATCATCTACAGATACTAATCATTATATCACTTTTAGATCCCAAGATATTGCTACCCAATATCCAAATAATGGATATAGCCTTGACATATGGTCGGCTGCGTTGTATAATGATATTAATGGGGGGAAAACTTGGCAGGGATTAATTGATGATGGTCCTTATAATTTAAATAATACAAAATATACATTATTATATGATTATACCCCAGGAAATCCTACAGCACAAATGTGGTGTAGGGGTGGAAGAATTACATTTACTGCAGGATAATTTTTCGGGATGTAGCTCAGTTTGGTAGAGCACTCGCTTTGGGAGCGAGTGGTCGTAGGTTCGAATCCTATCATCCCGATTGTCCAGTTTTTAAATTGGACCACTTGACTAAAGGCAATTTAACTCTTATAATACTAGAGCACACAATTCAAAACAATGTCTCTGATTCAAAAATTCAAGAAAGATGTTAGCACTCTTCGCCTTGCTGCTAATGGTGAAATCTACCTTGACGTAAAAAGTCCTAAACTTTATAAAAAAGTTCGGCGTTATTATGAAAACGAAGGTGTAGTATTTTCTGGAGATCCTTTGGATGATTATGAAATGCTTATGGAGTATCTCTATCAAGATTTAGAAACAATTGAAGTTGCTTGATAAAATAGACACGGAGAGTCTATAAAAGAACTGGTGGAGTCAATCCCAATATGCCCGTGATGGAGACACGTTAAAAACCCTGGTGCGGATGGGATAACTCCCGCTCAGTTTTACATCTGAATAAAATGTAAATAATTGCATGAAGGCGGGTTGTTTAAACCTGTCTTTTTTGCTATAATAGAATAATTCATATTATATTTTATGAAAGTTGCATTAATAACAGGTATAACAGGTCAAGATGGATCATATCTTGCTGAACTTCTTTTAGAAAAAGAATATGAAGTTCATGGTATTGTTCGTAGATCTTCTTTAATTAATACTGATCGTATTGACCATATTTACGATCAAATTAAACTTCATTATGGAGATCTTACTGATTCTACAAACTTGGTAAAAGTTATTCAGCAGGTTCAACCTGATGAGATTTATAATCTAGGTGCTCAAAGTCATGTAAAAGTATCGTTTGAGATGCCTGAATATACAGGTCAAACTGATGGATTAGGAACTCTTCGCATTCTTGAGGCAGTTCGTCTTTTGGGAATGGAAAAGAAAACTAGAATTTATCAAGCATCAACTTCAGAAATGTTTGGCGAAGTTCAGGAAATTCCTCAAAAAGAAACCACACCTTTTTACCCTCGTTCACCTTATGGAGTTGCAAAAGTTTATGGATACTGGATCGTTAAAAACTATAGAGAGTCATATGGACTACATGCAAATTCTGGAATTCTTTTCAATCACGAATCCCCTAGAAGAGGAGAAACTTTTGTCACAAGAAAAATCACTCGCGGACTATCACGCATTTCAACTGGGCAACAAGATATACTATATCTCGGCAACCTGAACGCAAAACGTGACTGGGGACATGCTAAAGACTTTGTAGAAGCAATGTGGTTGATGTTGCAGCAAGATGAACCAGATGATTATGTAATTGCCACAGGGGAGCAG